AACACCTATCTTTGTGGGCGCTTGAGCACTGGCACAAGATAGAGGAGTGGGAATCACAAGAGTCATTGAAGTTTAAACTGCGCCGTACTTTCTACAATGAAGCACAGAAGTATGTTGCACGAGAGCGCATGCACCACTCACGCACGCCTATGTCTGACAGTTTTTACTACACACATGAGGTACTGCATGAATTGTTGCGTGATGTATGGTCACACGAAGGGTGGACAGATACAGCAGACTTAAGCAATGAGTATGTGTCTAAGTCAAGCAAGCCAGCAGAAGGTGGCAATCGCATGGCGTTGCTATCTGATGTGGCGGCAGGGTTAAAGCGTTTAAACGATGCAGACCAGGCGCTGCTGCGGCTGAGGTACGCTGATGGTGGCATGGAGTTTGATGCTTTGGCTGAGGAATACCAAGCAACAGAGGAAGCCATACGCAAGCGTGTCAAGAGGGCGTTGACCAAGTTGCAGGATAGATTAGGTGGAGAAGCACCCGTATGGTACGGGCGTAGGCGCAACCGCACGAACGCAGAAGCACGAGCAGAAGTGGGAGATAACCAATGACCAAGAAGAACTTGATACGCATACTTGTATTGGTTGAGATAGTGTTAGTGATTGTAATGTTTGCAGTAGTTATGGAGTACAGATGATAATTGGACTGAGTGGATACGCACAATCAGGTAAGGATACAGTTGCAGAACTGTTGTGTTTAAACTATGGATACAAGCGCGTATCATTTGCTGACCCAATGCGTGAAGCACTGATGCGTTTGAATCCTATTGTTGGTCATGAACCTTTGGCGCATCTTGTCAATGATTATGGATGGGACTTAGCCAAGCACAACCCTGAGGTGCGCCGTTTGTTACAAGTGTTTGGCACTGAGGTAGGTAGAGAAATGTTTGGCGAAAACTTTTGGGTTGACCTTGCGTTTAAACAAGTGCAGCAAGAGCAAGTAGTGTTCGCTGATGTGCGTTTTCCTAATGAGGCACAAGCAATTATTAAAAGAGGTGGGCAGGTGTGGCGTGTGCAACGCGAAGGACATAAGCCTGTCAACCTGCATACATCTGAGACTGCCATGGATAACTGGCGCTTTGATGATTTGATTCTTAACTATGGAAACCTTGATGACTTAGCCGATGAAGTATTCATGTTGGCTAAGCAAAAAGAAATTAACTTGGCATAAAAGAAGAAGCACCGCGAGGGACTGGAACCTCAAGCGGTGCTTCTCTGTTGTAGCCTAGCAGACTACGAACGAATGAGCGAATCGGTAAAGTTGTTTGGGTCTGTCATTGCCCAACCTAACTTCCTCCGTATTATTGTTCTAGTATCAGGTGTTGTTCCACCCCATACCCCATACCTTTCATGAACCAAGCCCCACTCTAAGCAAGCACCAATGATGGGGCAATCCTTGCATAGATTTTCGTAGAACTTTGTCTCAACCTTGGTGTACTGCACAACCTCGGGATAAAACATCTCTGTGTTTAAACCATTGCATGCACCTTGGCTCATCACTTCTCCGTTGTAGTTAAGTCGAAAGTATTTCAACCCTTCTATAACTTTTTGTTGCATGATTCTGTGGTACTTGGGTGTGCTCGATAGTTTGTTGAACGCACGATTCATTAGTACCAACCTCGAGATAGACTCGAGGCGTACGCCTTGCAGATGTTCCCTCCGTATTTGCGTTCGATGTATGCAAGCCCTGCATCCACCTGTGCATAGCCGTCAGTGGTTTGCTTGTGACCAACCAAGCCCCATGTAACTGGCATTAACTGTGCAATACCTGCTGCTTTGCTGGTTTTGTTGATGGCTTCTGCACGCCAGTTGCTCTCGCGTGTCCACAAATCATGCAAGCATGACCACTGTTCAAGCCTGCCGTCTCGTGTTAGTTCCTCAATGGCGTAGCGTTGATAGTCGTTTGTGTAGTACGCAATTACCTGACCCGATAATGCTGACTGTTTAAACGGAATCACGGAGCGAGAATCGCGGGGGAATAATGCGATTGCTAACACGAACACGATGACTGTTAACAGCCACAACCTAGCGCTAGGCGTTAGTCGGTTCATACTCTGCTTCAATCTTGTTCTTGTCAGCGCATACTTTCTTGATGAACGCGGTGATGTCCTGCGGTATGTCTGTGTCATTGCCTTCTCCATCATCCTTGCCCAGCACAATCATGTTGCCGAGCATCATTGGGTTATTGCCGAACATGAAAGACAACGCGCTCGCCACTGTGTTCAGTGGTAGTCCGAGCAGGATGCCTTCCTCATTTACATAGCCTGTCAGTACTTCATCTCCATAGTAGTCGTACATGTGTACGATTTCAATCAGTCCATTGACTGCATCTTGCATGTCCTTAAGCCCATTGAAATCCTTTTCTTCATAGGTTCCATCGGGGTACAGCACTACACCTTTAGGCATCTGTCCGTCTCCTTTGATTATGGTTTGCTTTACTTTTATTTGTGTTCTTTTAATGACTACTTTAGTTGGACTCATGTTTAAACTCACGACCTACCTCTGCCTCTGCACCAATCGTGTCAACGGCATTTGATAAATCCCTGAACAGTTGCACCTTCTTCTCCTCGCTAAGATGCGCCACCATTTCCGATGTGACTTCTGCTTTCCAAATAACTTTATCCATTAGTTTCACTCCTTAAGTTTGCGATTGTTTGTTCAAGCATGGCTATGCGTTCAGCCTTGTTTAAACGAGGTGTGATTCCGTATCTTAACTTTGCTGCTTTTAACATTGCTTCGTATTCAGAAGTGTGATTAGAGATTAGTTCCTCTACTGCTTCATACTTTGCTCTTGCATACATGTTGCTTGAGATACTCATGAGTTTAATCCCTTCATCATTTGATTTAGTTCTGCGTAAGAAAGTGTATCGCTGATGAATGGCACGCTGTCAATAGTTTCTTTGTCTTTTAATCCAGCATGCTCGACCCAATCTTTGTATGGCATGGCACCCTTGTATAGTTTCATGAAGTCACACGCTGATAGGTAGAGTTTGTACTCGTTGTTAATTATGAGCGCGACATTCCATGTCTCATAGTTTGCCCAGCCTTGATAGGTTTTCTTAGTAGTTAGCATAGCGTTCCTCGATTTCATCTATTCTTTTTTGGATTAGGTCAAGCAAAACACAGTACAATTTTGGGTCATCGAACAGAGGATTTTCCTGTGCTCGTTTGTATTCAGCCCGCAAAATTTCTAACTCGTCCATGTTTAAACACCCTTCCCTTCGAGTTCTGCAATCTGTCGCTTGAGATTAGCGATGCGTTCTGCTTTGGTTGGATGCACCCTGCCACCCATTTCAATCACGAGAGCACGATACTTTTCTGAGTACTCGTCATGATACTTATGGCAGATGTACTTTGCTGCCTGTCGCTGTGCCGTCTGATGTATCCGCACTACTGCTGGGTCTTTCTCGTGTACTCCCATTTACTTTTCCTCGCTTTCAATCTTGGTAACGCGGAGCACTGACTGTGCCTCGAGTCGAAAGATTATGTAATCAATCGTTGCTTGTTCTGTCATAGGTTGAGAGCCTGCTTCCTCATCCTCTACTGTGATGTTGAAAGTTCTTGCTGTCATTTACTTGCTCACCTTCTGTGCATCCTTCAAGATTTTAATTGTTCTGCGTAGGTTCTTGTTGTCATTACTGAGTGCATGATTGCCTGCGATAAGAGCAACGAGAGTGCCAACCAATACGAACAAAAGAATTACGATAGCGAATAAGTCTGTGCTGTTTAACATTTGAATCCAGTCCTAACTGTTTTGTGTAAGCAGAGTTGCTTACAAAAAGAATCATCTCATACCCCATGCATGGCATGTCAAGTACATTTGCAAAAGATTTCTGAATTATTTTTTTGTTTAAACATAACCGCATCTATCTTTTAGTTTTACCTGCGGTAAAACCTATGCTACCACTGCTGTCAAGTACCCTGTTTAAACGCTGTACTATTAGCAGTCCCAGGTCCTGAGTGCTAACTGTTTAAACATAACTACAGATGGCGGGGACCTGGGGGGTAAACTTTTTATCTGTTTAAACATGACTGCAGTTACCTGGGTGTCAACTTTCTATGTGTTTAAACACATAATGCACCCAACAATAATCGTTGGGCAGACAAAAAGAAAACCCCTGCCGAAGCAGGGGCTTGTCTTTTATTTACTTAGAATAAGTGCGAGTCATAGTAACTTGGGTACTCGCTCCACTCGTCATCATGTTTGGTTGATGTGTACTTGCGCCAGTTGTTTGAGTACTCGAAAGGTGAGCGGTAAGGCTTGAACTTTTGGTGCTCAATAATCTTTCCGTTCTTGACCTTGAAGTACTCGCCTTCCTCTGCTGAGTATGACCAGTCTAAATCCGAACCGAGCATGATGCCAGCGTTCTCGATTGTTTCCTCGGTTGAACCATAGACGAGTGAACCAGTCAGTGTCTGACCTATCCACAGCGGGCTGTTAGATACACGAGCAAGGTGCAAGGTGTCGCCTTGGTCTTGGGTAATCCACGCTAAAGCGGCACTGCCTTGGATGCGTGTCAATACCTCGGCAGGATGTTTGCCATTACTGAAAGCCAGCAATGCCGCGACTGCCTCTGAATCTACCTGACCGATGCGGTCAACCTTGAGTTGTTTAAACAGTTGGTCATCGTTGGCGATGTGTCCATTGTGAGTGAGCACGATTTTGCCACGAGGAATTGGGTGGTTGTTGTCGTTAATA